AGAAAATTACCTAAAATGAAAACAATAAAAATAGCTAATGCGGACATTCCAATTAAATTTGGTATGTTCGTTTTAGGTACATTTTTAAGGGAAAGGAAGCTTAAATTAAGTGACCTTTCCCTCCTTGGCGAAGATTTGTTACTTGCTTTAGAACTTGCTTTTGCAGGCGTTCAACAAGGGTACAAAGCTAAAGGCGAAAAATGTCCTTTTGATTTACAATCTTTTTGCGATTTGGTCGATACTGATATGGGTGGCATCACTCGTATAATGGAAATGATTTCAAATGAGATTTCACCTCCTGAAGATGATACCCAAAAAAACGTAGTAGCGAAGGCGGAGAACTTACCCTTGAATACATCGAACGCTTTTGTTTCGGAGTTTTAAGATTCCCTCCTTCGCAATATTACGACATGAGTTTTAAAGAGGTTGTTATGGCTATGCAAGGTTATAACAATCACTTTGAACAACAGGAGCAAACAGAATGGGAAAGGGTTAGATGGCAAACAACTTTATTACTAAATGTCCATACGGCAAAAGGAAAGAGTTTAAAGCCAAAAGATTTAATCGAATTTCCATGGGAAAATCCTACTAAAAAAGAAACTAAAAGAAGTTTGACAAATAACGACAAGTCAATATTTGACAAATGGGATAAAGAAGCATAAATGGCAATAGGTAAACTACTTTTAAAGCTGGGGATTGATACCACTAATCTCGATAAAGAGTTAGGGAAGGTAGAAAAATCTATGACGAGATTTGGACAAAATATGTCTAATCTTGGTTCAACTTTGACCCAGTCATTAACACTACCTATTATTGGTGTCGGTGCAGCTGCTTTAAAATCTTTTGCGGATATGGAAAAACTGCAAAATGGTTTAATTGCTATCATGGGAAGTAGTGAAGGGGCAGCAGTCGAATTAGAAAAACTACGAAAGGTTGCTGAAAATCCTGGGCTTGCTTTGCCTGAAGTTGTTAAGGCTTCGGCTTCATTACAAAGTGTAGGAATGAGTGCCGATGCTGCAAGGGAAACTATTACGCAATTTGGTAATGCTGTAGCAAGGGCAGGAGGAGGTGCAGAACAATTTAGCGGAGTTACTTTGGCTTTAAGTCAAATAAGCGCGGTTGGTAAGGTTACACAAGAGGATTTAAATCAAATCAAAGAAAGGCTGCCAGAATTTGCGCGTGTAATGAAAGAGGAATTTGGCACCGTTACGGCTGAAGGCATTAGAGCCATTGGAGTAAATAGTGAGGAATTTATTACGCGATCGGTATCGGCTTTAAGTAAATTAGAAAGAGCAAATGGAGGTTTAGGTAATGCTTTTGATAATTTAAAAGATAATGTTACCAATAGCCTTGCGGAACTTGGAAAAGCTATTAATAATAGTTTAAATTTAGAGGCAGTATTTACCGTTTTATCCGAAAAGATAAACTATTTAGTAGAGGGCTTTAAAGGTCTTAATCCTGCCACTCAGGAATTTATTGTTAAAACTGCTTTAATTGTAGCAGCTATTGGACCAGCAATATTTATAGTGGGTAAATTAATAACAACGTTTGGGGCACTTGCTGGAACAATAAGATTAATAAGAACTACTATTATTTTAATGAGTACTGCTATATCTTCGGCTTTTGCATCTATTCTTGCTAATCCTGTTATTCTTGCCGTTGTTACTGCCATAGCTGCCGTTGGTGCCATTGCTTTGTATGTTTACGATAATTGGAAGGCATTTAGCGATAATTTTAAAAACATTTGGATAAATATTAAAAACTCCGTAATGCAGGGAGTTACTTTTATTGTCGGTAAATTAGATACACTTCAAAAGTTTTTAGGTGTTCAATTATTTGATTTGTCTGGTATGACAAAGTATCAAGAAGAACAAAGAATAGTAGCAGCGGAATTTAAAAGCATTGGTGAAACAGTTGACAGTCTTAAAGGTAAATTTAAAAGTTTATTTGTAGCTACTTCAAAATCAGGAGGCAAAGGAGGTGCCGTTGTACCTGAAAATATAATAGAACCAACAAGTACAACGACAGTCGGAGGCATAGAAGGTGGTGCAAGTCCCGTAACTGCAATTACAGCTCAATCTACAGGCATAACAAATATGTTACCTACCTTAGATTTATTGGCTATAAAATTAGATACAGCATCTGCAAGTAATCAAAGATTAAAAGAAACAAACGAAGAAGTAAAAAATTCTTTTGTTTCTACTGAAGCTCAAATGATGAGTTTTGGAAACACAATGACAAGCGCTTTAATTGCTGCTACTGATGCTTTTGCTAATTTAGCGGTGCAAGGTGAAACCGATATGAAAAAGTTAGGTAGTGCAGCCATGCAAGCCGCTAGAATGATTATTAGCGCATACATAAAAGAAGGTGTAGCAGGTATTATAAAAGGTATATTAGGCGGACCGTTAAGTAAAACTTTAGGGCCCGGTGCCATAGCCGTAGCAGGTGCGGCTGGTGCAGGTGCAGCCGTTTTATTCAATACAATGCTTAACAAAGTAGCTCCTCCAAAACTTGCACAAGGTGGTTTAGCGTACGGCCCAACAATGGCAACCGTAGGAGATAACAGAAACGCGCGAGTTGACCCGGAAGTTATAGCACCTTTATCAAAACTAAAGGGAATGTTAGATGGTGGCGGATCACCTTACATATTAACCACTAGAGTAGCTGGAAGTGATTTATTGGTAATCATGGAAAAAGCTAGAAATATTAATTCAAGAATAAGATAATGGCTGCAAGATATACATCTACATTTTATTCAGAAAAAGGTCGTAAATATTACTTAGTAATAGATGACAGTACCTTTTCAGGAATGACATACGATATAGATGTTACGGGAGCGCAAATAGAATGGCAAGCCGATGTCGAAAACGGTTTAGAAAGATACGCACCAATAATAGGAAGTAATTTTAAGTTCACTTATATAATTGACACAGAACAAAAACAATTATTATTAACCGACTTTTTAACGGCACCAGAAGGTAGATTTACTATTCAATTAATAGGTTACGACACGTCCGATACACCAAACTTTTATTGGTATGGCTATATTCTTGCGGATTTAATTGAATTTGATGACATTCCTTTAGAGATGGGATATAATTACACCATAAATGCTATTGATGGCATAGGGTGGTTAAAAGGAATTGATTATAAGCCAGACGGAAGCGATGTTTACCAGGGTGACGATACAATTATAAATCATGTAAATAATTGCTTACAAAAACTTACCTACGTTCAATCAATATATGGCACTTCTATAGGTGTGTTGGCTAGTGCGTTTCAATGGCATGAGGATTCATGGACGTATGATAGTTCTATAGACCCATTACTTAGAATGAGGGTTAATCATAAAGTTTTTTATACTATAGATAGTAAGGGTAATTATACCTACATGAAGTGCTATGATGTTCTAAAAAGAATGATGGTGCCATTAGGTTTAAGGTTCTTTTTTTCCGATAGGAAATTCTTTATGGTTCAGCCAAATACCTATTTAGATTCAGCCGTAGTAATTAATATTTATTACCTAACATCTACTTTATTACAGCAAAGTAGTTTTCAATCAAGTATTGAAAATGATAACTATTCCGAAACAAATAAGATGCTTCGTTTTAGCGGAGGGAAATGGGGATATTATGGACATATAAAGGATTTGGATATTGAGTACGAACACATCGCTTCGGTAAATTTATTGTCAGGTAAAATATTTAATAACCTAAACACAGAATTTTTTAACTCAAAAGATCTTGATTATAATAATGATGAAGCTACTATAACATTTACTTCGGTAATGAAATATAGGGATAGTCAGGTAGGTTCAAGTACTATTGCAGAACATATAGTAGAAGGTTCTTTTGTTATTGAGTTAAGACCCATCGTCGTACCATTAATAGATTTTTTAACCGCAAACCGTTCACCTGAAATAACTACTTGGACATTAGGCAGCGGATGGACTTTTTCCGATGGAGGTGGAGCTGCTTTAGGTCATGCAAAAGCAACCAACGCAACGGGCGATTTGGTTTACACTAATTTTACTCCTACCAATGGTGCGACTTATTATGTATCTTTTGGTATTGAAGTTACAAGTGGAACGCTTGTTTTAAAAATGGGTGGCGATACTTTTAGTATTACAACCACAGGAGAATATTATGAAAGGATTGTTTGCATTTCAACCCAACAATTAACCTTTGACCCTAGCGGCACATTTAACGGTAAAATTAATTACGTTAAAATCAATCATGTAAAATACTGGCTAAAAAGGGATATTACATATAATGGATTTCAGCATACCTTTACTGCCCAAAGTTGGGAGCAAACATTTAGCTACTACAAATTTGTTATACCGGGTGGAGCGACTACTTTACCTGCTGCAGGTGGTACAGTGGATAATATTATTGTAAATTGGACTACACCAACAATGCCTGAAAGTGGTGACGTTGGTGTAAGGTTTTTATTAAGCAGGATTCAAACGGCAACTGGAACGGATTTACTTACAAGTTATTTGAAATTTTACGAGTTAGGTAATTTGTTTATGGAACATTTAGCAGCTGGTAATTTAGGAGGTCAAAATGATGTTATTGTTTACGGTTCTTTTAATAATGACACAAGTAGCATAAGTGTTAAAAAACGAGTGTTTATTGGTGACGGTCCATCATTAGGCAGTCCTGGCGCCATAAGAGTAAAGAACGATAGTAATACATGGCAAATAACCGACGGGACTGGATGGCGTGTAAAAGATATAGGTGATGGAAAAAACATTAATCAATTATTGGTTAATGAAATTATTAAAGGTCAGCTATTCCCGGTAAGAAAGATGCTTAATATGTCTTTTCAAGTTTTAGACAATGATAATCCATGGTATCCTCATGTAGCCATTGAAAATAACGATGTTAAATTTATCATGGAAACGGCTACCATGGAATTAAAAAGCGATATAGTGCAAGGTACATTTATTGAAATTATAGACCAGTCATAATGCCGTACACGGAAAAAACAGTATTATTTAGAGGATTAGATTTTGATTCAGGTAGAACGCCAAATCATTCGGCTGGAGGCGTGGCTGGGACAGGATCTATAACGCCAACAAATAGCACGCCAAACACACAAAATAGTAGTGTTACAAAAGTGTTTAAAGAATCCTTTTTAGATAGCTATACAGCTATTTTAACCGTCACAAAAAATGCAGGCGTATTACCTTCAAATTTGGAACAACTTTTAATTTTCCAAAATGGTCAGGAATTAATTAGTAGTCAATTCTCCGTTGCTGGGTCAGTTATAACAATAGATTCATCTACTCATTACGATGGTTCTAATTATGTCATATTTTTTATAATTGTATAATGGAAGAAATTAAAGCACCTAAGAAAGAAAGAAAGTTTTTAAAAGCCATTGGAAATATTGGCAAAGTTTTAGCGGAAGAATTAGTTATGGGAATAGCAAGAAAGTTTATCGGAAAAGCCATTGACAAAGTAGGTAATAAAAAACAAGGGCTTGTTATTGCTTTTATTGTTTTGGCTTCATCATTTGTATTTGCCCAATTTCCTACAAATACCAACAAACAAAGATTAGGGTTCCAGACGACCGCGGACGGTCTTGTATGGCGCGGTTCAATTTCTGACACAGCGAGTATTCAACCCGTATCAAATCAAAACGCCTGGGTAATTCTTGACACCGTTAACCTAAAAATATACTCCTTTGATTTTACTTCCAACGTTTGGAATCAAGTAGGTGGAGGTGCTTTTGCACAACCTATTGATTCATTATTTTTCAAAACAAGTGTACCGCCTAACAATGTGGACACGGCTAAAATGCGATGGGATTCTGATTTAGGTACAGTTGTTTTAGGAATGTATGATGCCGTGCCAAATGAATTAGGATTTAAAAACTTTTGGTTAGTTAAGAATCAGACAGGTTCAACCATTACAAAAGGAAGTCTTGTATATGCTAATGGCACGGTAGGCGCAAGCGGCAGAATAACAGTTGCAAAATTTATAGCCAATGGATCAATAGATGCAAAATATTTATTAGGCATAACGGCTCATGATTTAAGCAACGGTGAAGATGGTTACGTTATTTCTTTTGGAAAAATAAGACAGGTTAATACTGATACTTTTGCGGCTGGTGCTATTCTTTATCCTTCG